ATAACCAAGTTTGCCTGTTTAAATACATCCTCTGATATAATGGCAACATGTGCATTTGGAATACGAATCCATTCACGCTCTGGTACATATAGTATCTTTCGGCTTCCAGGGCTTGAAGTACGTTGTTTTCCGCCTACCATAACTCCAGTATATCTCTCGTCAATTAAGATTTTGCGAACTGTGTTAGCATTCCAAACTACATGAGAATGAGTAGCAGAGTTATTGCCCTGTAAAGCTCTACCTTTACGTTTTCGATACATTAATGGAGTGTCGATATTGGATTCATTTAATGTAATGGCAATCTGTGAAGTTGTATTACCAGCAGAAGCAAGAGAAAATATATTCATAATGATTTCGGCGGCTTCTGTGTCAATCTCCAATTTATTGCCTTTTTCGGATTTTACAAAGCCAAAAGGTGGAGAACCTGTTAGATACTCGCCTTTTTCCACTTTGGAATTATAACTTTGGCGAACCTTAAATGACAGTTCTTTGCAATAAGCATCATGCATTATCGTGCCAAAAGCAACATCCATTGGAGCAGTTTGCCCAATATGAGTAGCACTGTCATAGTATTCATTCACGCTGATAAATCGTACTCCAAGGAAGGGGAAAATATTGTCCAAATACTCGCTGACCTCTGGATAGTTCCGCCCAAAGCGAGATAAATCCTTGACAATTATACAGGAAATTTCACCTTTACGAGCTTTATCCAAAAGCTGTTGAACTTGTGGACGGTCAAAATTTGTACCAGACCAACCATCGTCTGAAAACTCCAGAATTTCACCAGCAGAAAGAACGGAATCAGTGGCAATATATGAAGTCAATAAATCTCGCTGATTTGATACACTATTGCTTTCGTCCACTCGTTCGTCATCTAAAGAAACACGCAAATACAATGCTATAGCCATATTATACGCCCTCCTTTTTTCTGCCTGTAGTTGTGCTTGCTGTGTAAATATTACTATTTTCTGACACATATGATTCTAACAATGCATACTCATCTTTGAATTTCCAGACGATGACGACACGTTCCGCACTATATACTTCAATGCGTTCAACGATAGCCACAAGCATTTCCCTTGTTAATTCTGAAGGGTTTTGAAAATCTCGTGTTGCTTTGAGCCATTGATTATTTGATTTGGAAACATCAACAATAGTAGTTGCCTGTATGGATAAGTGGTCAATCTTTTGGCGTAATGCCCCTGCCCGATTTTCGTAAACGGTTTTCATGTTGACATATTCCATTTCTGAGAGTAACTTATCTACATAACTTTCATAAAGACCAGCTATTCGCTGGTTGACAGTTTCTAATTCCTGCGAAGTACGTGTAATTTCTGCATCAAGTGTAGCCCTTGGATTAACCTGTTGTTTGGCACGTTTTTCAATGATTGCACCCAGATTTGATGCTGTTTGTAGAGCATCAGTAACGAGAGGGTACACCAAATCATAAATGACTTCCAGTCTTATCGGTTGTTGTTTTTGTTGTTCTTGGTGCTTGTGAGGGTTTATGCAACTGTAGTAATAATATTCGGAATATTTGCCATTTGGTCTTGTTCTTGAACTATGACTACGTTGCATAGTTGAGTTACAATGACCGCAGACTAATAAGCCTTGAAAAATATTCTTTGGTAAAGTCGCTTTGCCTACTAGATGGGATGCATAAATTTCTCTACGCTCTTTTTCTACTGCATTTGCCCTATCCCATAATTCACGATTTACGATAGGTTCGTGGGTATTCTCACAGATAATCCAATCATCCTCTGATTGCCATACTTGTGGCTTATTGTCTGCCAGTGATTGACTTGATTTTCCATAAACCAAATGTCCTAAATAAAGTGGGTTTCTGATTATTTGCTTAATAGCTCTATACAACCAAATCCCAGAACGATTACGATTATCTGCCTGTATCTTTCCTTTTGACCGTAACACAACTGATGGGCAAGGTATTCCTGAACTATTCAACCAATTGCAGATAGCATAATGACTCATACCATTTGCACGTTTGGTAAAAATATCTCTAATGATTATTGCTTGGCTCTCGTCAATTTCTAACTTGCCTTTTACTACCTTTGATTTTTGATACCCATAAGGAGCATGTGTGCCAATATATTCCTTTCGCTCTCGTCGTGCTTTAATGGAAGATGAGATTTTTCGAGATGTGTCTTTCAAATATTGATTATTTACCAAGGATTTAAGGGCAATGATTAACCCCTCATTCCGATTACTAGATGTATGACTATCAAATCCGTCGTTAATACTCACGAATCTCACGCCCATAAATGGGAAAATCTTTTCCAAAAACTCGCAAGTTTCAATATAATTGCGTGAGAAGCGGCTTAGGTCTTTAACAACTATACAATCCACACGCCCAGCACGAATCTCATTCATTAGTTGTGACCATGCAGGTCGTTCAAAATCTTTGCCACTAGCCCCATTGTCAATAAATGTATTGTACAACGATAAATCTGAACGCTTGGCGACATAAGATGATACCAATTCTATTTGAGTTTCAATGGTATCTGCGCCTTTGCGCCCACTGTCCTCAAGTGACAATCTCGCATAAACCGCACAATTCCACACTCGTTCCGTGGTTGCAGTGGCGATAGTTTGCCCAACTGTGTTTCCCTTTCTGCTAATTCGAGGCATTTACACAGCCTCCTTTGTTGCTGGGATTTCATGTAACTGCTCAACAGCTTGAACAAAACTGACACATCTTTCATAATCATAACGGTAGCGGAAAAGTATATCCATTTTATTTTTGGGATGAATTGTAACAATATCCACCAGCGATACCACCATACGGCGAGATAATTCTGCAAAATCTTGATAAACTCGAAACTGTTCTATCCAGTGATTCTTTTCACTTCCAGTGTTGATAATGTCGGCAATTTCACGGTTTAGGCTGTTAATAGCCTGCTCTGCATCGGCATGAAGTGTATTGTAGCGGGTTTTCATTTGGCGATACTCAGTTTCATTGATGATGCCACTTTCTAAATTTTCATAGAGCGACATAACCAGCGATTCGTAACGCTCCATTTCTGCACGTTTGGCGACAACCTGCCTATCCAGCCTTTGAACCTCGTCTTGCTTTAAGGGCAGTTCATTGATAAACTGAAGCACTCTATCAAGGTTCATGATGTTGTTAATGTGCGATTTTAGAGCCAGTGTTACGCATTCAGTAAGCAACTCTTCTTTAATACGAGAGCCTTTACAACGGCAACAACAAACAAAGTAAACATATGCCTTACCGTTAGAATGTGAGGTTTTGCGAATCATATTCTCACCACATAAACCACATTTTGCCATGCCAGAGAATGGGTAAACTGTTTCCCCACCTTTTGGAGATATGCGGGTATCACGTTCAAGCAAACTCTGTACAAGATTAAAATCTTCAATACTAATGATGGCTTCATGCATACCATCAACTCTTGCCCAATCAGCAGTTGGTTTTTGAAACTTCTTTTTAACTTTGTGATTAGGTGTAGCAACCTTGCCTTGAATTAATGTCCCTGTGTAGGTTTCATCTTTTAAGATACGGAACACTGTCATTGCCGACCATTTGGTATTGCCAGAAACTGCAAAGGATGTTGAGAAATTTAGTCCTTGTAGTTTTTTATAAGCCATTGGAGATGGTATACCAAAGGTGTTAAGTTGTTTGGAAATAGCCTCTGCGCTAAAGCCGTCTAGTTTCCACTGAAAAATCATTTTAACAATATCAGCGGCATGGTTATCCACGACCAAGCGATTACGATTATATCCAACTTGGTCAGAATCGCCTCGTTTATAACCAAAGACAGCGAACGCTCCAACAAAATCACCTTTTTTGCGCTTTACATCCAATTGGCTACGAATCTTAATAGAAATATCACGACAGTAAGCATCACTGATAAGGTTTAGAAAAGGAACAACGATATCATCACTGCGCCCCTTCTTATTAGCCGAATCAATGCAATCATTCACACTGATAAAACGTACTCCAAGGAAGGGAAAAACGTGTTCGATATATTTACCAGACTCGCCAAAATTTCTGCCAAATCTTGATAAATCTTTAACTAACACACAATCAATCTTCCCTGCCCGAATTTCCTCCATCATTTCGATAAATGCAGGGCGTTGGAAACTTGCACCAGACCAACCATCGTCAATCTTTATATCAACCACAGTAACGCCTATTTTCTCTGCGTGAGCCAATAACAATGCCCTCTGGTTGGTAATACTTTCAGATTCTTCCTTATCACCATCCTCTTTAGAAAGGCGAAGATACAGACATGCTCGCCATATCTTGACTTCACCATTCATGGTATAATTAGGGGAATTACTCGTAAGATTAGCCCCTGTTAATTCTGGAATATTTGTATATTTCATAATCTAAAACCTCCTGTAGTTTATAAAACTTATCCAAAAGCC